CTTACAAAGTCCCGATCAAACTGTGCAATCAGTTTTACGTACTGACAACAATTATGATCTTGTTCAAAATGCTTTTCACAGCCTAAAATTAATTGCTAACAACGGAGAGATAAATTTTAATGCAAATTCTTTTATTGTAAATGAATCTACCGTAATTTTAAAAAATAAAGACACAGGCATTGTTCTTGGAGTTTGGAACAAAGAAAACGGAACATTAGGACTATCAGATCCTGAAACCGGATTATTTTCTGGGGTTTTTTCGGTAAAAAATGTTGATGGGCAAAGCTGGCTACAAATTGGAGATGGTAATACTACACAGCCAATCGCTTTTAATCACAACACAAATAAAAACGGAGTTGTTTATCTTGATAATAATTATCGCATGAACACGCCTGTTTTATTGTCCGGTCAAGCGTTAGTAGGTAATACTGGAACCGCCCCAACGCCACAAAATATCTTGCTTTCAACAACGCCTTTAAATTTTATTGCTGCGCCAAACTCGGACGTTTCATTGAGCAATTATAAAATTAATAATTTAAAGTCGGGCACTTTAAGCACAGATGCAGCAACAGTAGGGCAGGTAAATACTGCTTTAACTAAAGTTTATTATGTGTCAACAACAGGCAATGATACATTTGGCACAGGATCTCAAATCGCTCCTTTCTCGACTGTTAACAAAGCGCTTTCTTTAATTCCAGTTAACAACGCAACAAATTTTACAATTTACGTTGCTCCAGGGTCGTATACTGAAAATATTATTGTAAATAAGCAACGAGTTGATATTGTCGGCATGGAGGCTCCTTCTTCTCAGCCAAAAGCGGTAAAATTTCCCAGCATTTCAATTACAACAGTCGGCAGCAATGTAGGAAATTATGTTGACAACGGGGTATCAATATCTAATTTAACTTTTGCCGCAAGATCGGGAATAGAAACATACGCAATGTCTTATACGGGCTCTAATCTTTTTGTAAGCTTAAATGATGTTTTAATCGGTAATGACGCAAATATTGATGGAATTTTAATGAACGTTACTGATAGCAGTAGGCTTTATATAAATAATTCTTCTGTTAATGTTTCGGGCACGGCCGTTGGAATGAAATTTACAAGAGGGGAACTTTGGGATTTTAGAAACAGTGCTTGCACCAGCGGAAATTCTGATTGTATTGTTTCTAGTACTAATAATGTTGCAATTTATTCCGCAATTAACAGTTCTTTTTCCTCTAATTTTCATGTTTTTAATTTTACAGGATCGAACAATAAAGGCGTGATTGCAACATTTAGCCAATGTTTTATCCAGGGCGTACCTACAGGAAATTTAAATACGGACGCAATAATACAATTGGGCGCATCATTTACTGTTAGTTTCAATAATTCAAGTCTTGTTAATGCCGGCGGAAATGCGCAGGTAGGTAATGCGATTGTTTATTTGGGTTCATCTTCTGCATTATTATTAACTTATTCATCTGTTAGTTCAACAGCGACTAATACAGCTGCGTTTGTGCCCTTTAAAAGCCAAGCGGGGAATAATAGTATTTTGCAATATTATGGCAATGTTTTTTTATCTTCGGGTGGGACAAATGTTTATTCAAAACCTGTTTCGGGTGTGGGCGGATTTTTATTAGTGTCAAAAATGCAAACAGATAGTTAAAAAATGAATTTTATAAATAAAATGATAAAAATATATAAATCAATAAAAGCTGAAGAATGGAGATCTGCGGGTAATTTTTGTTTATATATAAGTGTTTTTTTAGAAATGCATAAAGTTTTTATAAATGATCAAGAACAAAGCGGTTTAATTCTTATCTTCGGTTTAGCAGCAAAAATTTTTACAAAAATAGCAGAAAAATTAAAAAAAGGAGAATAAAATTGAGTGTAATAAAATCAGCAGCAAAACATAGTTTATTTTTTTTTGTTTCAGTAAGTCTTGCATTTGCATTTGCAACAATACAATCTACGCTAAAGTCGGAGACAAATATTTACGAGCATTCTAGTATTAAAAAATGAAAAAATTATTATTAATAATACCGTTTTTTTTATTATTGTCTGGTTGTTCAATTTTATCACAACCAAAAGTTGTATGCGAATTATCAAAGTTAGCTTCTAGCTGTATACAAGCAGCAATAAAAAACAAATAATGATTGAAAATAATTTTGACTTTAAAAACCCAGAATACGGAAAAATATTTGTTGATCGTTTTGAAAAAATACAATACTTGAGGAAGTTGTCAAAAACAAGGCCTTCTACTTTTCCAAATTTAAAAGCTTTTTATAGAAAAAATATAGCTAGGTTTATTATTGACTGGGGTACAACAATAGACCCTAGAAGCGTTAATAAAGGAAATTCAACCCTATTACCTTTTATTTTATTCCCAAGGCAAATACAGGCTATAAACTGGCAAATTTATTTGTTAGAAAATGAGCTAGATGGCGTTTTTGTAAAGACAAGGGAAATAGGATTTACTAGTCAATTAGCCGCATTAGATTCATCAATGTGCATGCTTAATGAAGGTTTTAAAGCTGGAATTACATCTTATAAATCATCTTATATAGATAAGATAGGCAGCACAGATTCAATTTTAGGAAAATGTAGATCGTTTATTGAAAACGTACCTTTTGAATTTTCAAACAATTGGGATCAAGGTAAAAACTCAAAGTTAATGCAAATTAGCTTTAATAAAAGTTCTTCATTAATTATGGGAGATGGCGGAAATATGCCATTTCGAGGAAGCCGTTATAGCTGGATCCATATTGATGAGCATGCCGCTTTTGAGCCTTCTGTTGCTTCTTCAATGGAAAGTTCTTTAGTTTCTGCGACAAATACAAAAATATTCGGATCTACAGTAAGAGGAAGTGCAAATGAGTTTGCAAAAAAAATTTTAGCAATTAGAGAATCTCAAAAAGAAGAAGAAAAAGACAGGCTTTTTGAATTTCCTTGGACTGATGACCCAAGAAAAAATGAAGAATGGTATAAAAGAGAAGTAGAGAAGATTGATAACCCAGTAATTAAAGCGCAAGAGCTTGATATGGATTTAGATGCTTCTGCCGACGGTATACTAATACCTACTGAATGGGTAAAAGCATCTATAGACGCTCATCTTAAATTAAATATACAACCAAGTGGATCAAGATGGGCTGCGCTAGATTTAGCTGATGAAGGTATAGACAAAAACGCAATATGTGGTATATATGGGTTCTTGGTAGAATACCTTGAAGAGTGGTCTGGCGTTGGCAGTAACTTGTTTAAAACAGTAGAAAAAGCGTTTGAAATATCAGATAGAGAAGGTTATGAGAAAATAATATTTGATAGTGACGGGCTTGGAGCGGGAGCTAGAGGGGACGCAGAAGAAATAAATAAAAAAAGACCTAAAGACTGTCAATTAATTTTCGAGCCTTTTAGGGGTTCTGGTGCTATTATAGATCCAGATAAAGAGGTTTTTCCTGATAAAGACACTATTAATTCTATGCAAAAATCTATATCAAGGAAAAATAAAGATTATTATAAAAACAGAAAAGCTCAAGCTTATTTTGATTTAAGAAGAAGGTTTGAAAATACATATAAGGCAGTAGTAAACGGAGAAAGTTTTGAAGAAGGGAGTATTATTTCAATCAGCTCATCTTCAAATTTACACCTAAAGCTTGTAAGAGAAATTTCTCAGCCTGTGGCTATACAAACACCAGAAGGTAAATTTATGATTGATAAAAAGCCTAATAGTACAAAATCACCAAACTTAGCTGATGCTTTGATGATGGCTTTTGCAAAAGGTAAAGAACTTCCTTATTGGGCAAATGCAAAATGGTAAATAAAAAATGAAAATAATAAAAAAAATAAAATCAATTTTTAAATCTAAAATTAAAAGCCAAATTCCTGAAGAAAACGAAATCGAAAAAAGAAACGATCAAGTATTTTCTGTATTTTTTAACAAAAAAACAAAACAAGAAGATTTTTTTAATAACAACGAATTAGAAGAAAAAACTAGGGAGCAGTTATTAGCTATCGCTATTAATAATAATTTTAGAAGAAACGCAAGTAATGATATACAGCCAATTAATATAAAGAATAAAGATGGTCTTGTTGTCGCAATGGACTCTAGGAATAAAACTACTGCGCTATCATTAGAGCAAAATATTAATATACAAAATCAAAATAGTTTTGCAAGTATGCAAAATAATCAAATAGGTTATTCAATTCAAGAGTTTAATTTTTTTGCAAAACAATCATTCATAGGCTGGCAAGCTTGCGCAATATTGTCTCAGCATTGGCTAATTGACAAAGCTTGTTCTATCCCCGCTCAGGATTGTGTGAGAAATGGTTACAAAATAACAGTTAATGATGGCACAGAAGTGCCTCTAGAAGCTCTAGATAAATTAAAAGATTTTGACAAGAAATTTGATATACATAGGCAATTAGTAGAATTAGTTAGAAATTGTGATATTTTTGGAATTAGACTATGTCTTTTTATTGTTGAAAGTAAAGATCCAAAATATTATGAAAAAATATTTAATATTGACGGAATTACACCGGGGTCTTATAAAGGCATAAAACAAGTTGATCCGTATTGGTGTACTCCTTCTCTTGAATCTGAAGATGTAACTAACCCTGGTAGTTTAAATTTTTACAATCCTACATACTGGATTATAGCCGGGAAAAGATACCACAGATCCCATCTTGTTGTAATAACAACAAACAAGGTTCCTGATGTTTTAAAACCAACTTATTATTATGGCGGAGTTCCTAAAACACAACAAATATTTGAAAGAGTTTATCAAGCAGAATACTGCGCAAATGATGCTTCAAAATTAATGCTATCTAAAAGAGCTAAAATATATAAAACGGATCTAAAGCTAGCTGTGCAAAAACAATCAGATTTTCAAACAAATTTACAATTTATAGCTAATACGCTTAATAATTACTCTTATCACGTTGTTGATAAAGAGTCTGATGATATACAGCATATAGATACAGCTTTATCTGATGTTGATAAAGTAATTATGAATAACTATCAACTGGTTTCCGCTTCTGCTAATGTCCCAGCAATAAAACTTATGGGGTCAGAGCCTACAGGTTTTCAATCTTCAGGCTCTTATAGCGAGAATAGCTATAAAGAATATTTGACAGATTTAAGAATCTTAAGGTGCAACCCTGTTTTACATAGGCATCACTTACTAATAATAAAATCAGAAATATTACCAGAGTTTGAAATTAAAGAATTTTCGGTTGATGTTAACTGGAATCCTTTAGATGAGCTAACCTCAAAAGAGCAGGCAGAAATTAATAAAATAGATGCTGAGACAGATTCTGTTTTGGTAAATACTGGAATTATAATGCCAGATGAAGCTAGGAAGCGTTTAATTAATGATCCTAATAGTGGCTTTAATGGTATAGAGCAAGAAAACGAAGAATTAAACAATCAAAATGAAAACGAAGTCGAAAATGAAATTGAAAAGCTTGAAGAATTAGGTTTAAATAATAATTTATAAATAAAAATATGAAGAGCAAAGAAATTTCTATTTCTAAAAAAAAAAGAGAGAAATTAAACAGTAGAAAAAATACTGTACTTAAAGGCTCTCCTTTGAATTATAACGCTGGCTTTAAAACTTATTATATTAAAAAAGTTCAAAGCATTATAGATCCATTAATGGAATATGTTGAAAAAGCAGTAATCAAGTTTTTTAATTCTGACGTTTCAGAAGATTTTTTTGAAAGCCAATCAATTGCAATGGATGAGGCAATATCAAGTCAATCAAGAATATTCATGAATAAATTAATGAATAGAGTTATGCCTTGGCTTGACAAAAAAAGTATTCTTTTTTCAACAAGAATGGTAAAAGAAGCAGAAAAACTTAGCAAAGTATCTTTACATAGTAGCCTAAAAAAATTAACAGGTGCTGTAACAATAAAAACTTCAAATATTAGCCGAAATTTAAAACAAATAATGAAAGCTAATATTGAAGAAAATGCAGCCTTAATAAAAACAATAGGAGAAAATTATTTAACTAATGTTGAAAAATCTGTTTATAGATCTATAACAACTGGCAAAGGCCTAAAAGATTTAGTACCTGAAATTCAATGTTTCTTAAAAAACCAATATAAAATGCATCATAATAAAGCTAAAAATGTAGCTTTAGATCAAACAAGAAAAGTTTTTACAAGTATTAATATTCAAAGGATGAAAGAAATAGGTCAAAAAAAATTTGAGTGGGTTCATAGCGGTGGAGGGCAACACCCAAGGGAAGATCATATTGCGATGAATGGAAAAATATATGATATGGATAACCCTCCTGTAATTGACAAAAAAACAGGCGTACGTGGCTTCCCTTCACAGGCTATTAATTGCTTTGTTGGATCAACAGAAATATCTCTTGCTAATGGTTGTGTTGATTTGTGGAGGCACTTTTATAGTGGAGATATTATTAATATAATCTTGAGCGGAGGACATGTCTTCCAGTGTACACCTAATCACCCAATACTGACCCTTAGGGGGTGGTTGCCTGCTAACGAAATCAAGGAGAGCGATTATTTGATCGGGGATAATTTCAACAACGATTTTGCTGTTAGTAATAAAGTAACACGGGATAAGATTACTTTTAAAGATACTTTTAATTCTCTCCATATTACTTTCAACGCTAAGAGACTTCTTAGTTCTGATTTTAACTTCCACGGCCACATTCCTGAAACGGATGTCGACGCTATAAGCCCCGATAATATTTTGCCGAATTGGATTGAATCCATGAGTGAGAAGCAAATCGAAAAGTTCGTTCTCGCACTCTCCGATATCATAACTAATGATTTTATCCCTAGCTTTAATTCCAAGGTTTTTAAGCCTAGCTTTCCTGGCCATTTCGGAAAGTTTTTTTCTTTCGTCGGTGGTAAGTTTAGACATTCTGATTTTAGTAGCCTTGCTGCTATTCCTGATCAGGATGCCGAACTCTTTAATGACATTCAATATAGAACTTCTACTAATATTGTACCTCTTGGAAATACTAAGAATACTTTCACCTTTTTCATAACTTGTGACGATGTTAATTTTATTCGAGTTTATATAGTCGACCTTCCTAGTGATAGGAATTTTGTACCCGATGAATTTATAAAGAGCCTGCGAGAGCCTTCCGGGGCTGCAACCATGTTTAGCTGCGAATTTCCTAATAGATTCTCCAGCTTCAAGAATATCTTTAGAGTAAGTCAAAAAATCAAGAGTGTATTTAGCGGTCATGTTTATACAATGCAAAGTTATAATGGCTGGTATAGTGTATCATCTGCAAAAATAATAAGCAAGAATTGTAAATGTATTATGTTGCCAGTTATTGAGTATAATAATGATTAATTTTTTAATAAAAACTTGCAATGTTGTTCTAAAATGCCTACAATAAATTAAAACAATAATAAAGGTTTGAAGTGGCATTTAAAGAAGACATCAACGGGTATTTAGAATTTGAAGACGTACCGCTCATAAAAGTTGGCGTTTTCCCTTATTCTGGAGCGCAAATACGACTAGAAGACGGATCATACCCTTTTGATGAAAACGAAATTGTAAATGTATATAGATCAGCTGAAGAGCTAAGCAAAGAAGAATGTATTGAATCTTTTAAGCGCAAACCGTTATTTAATGATCATACAATGGTTGGGTTTAAAGACGGACTTACATTACCAGATGATGTTCAGATAGAAGGGGTTTCGGCTGATAAGCCATATTTTGATGGCGAATATATTAGAAATGGAATAACAGGTTATACAAAAAAATTTAAAGATTTAATTGATTCTGGGAAAAGGCAGTTATCTGCTGGGTACCGCTGTATTTATGTGCTCTCATCGGGTGTTTTTAATGGCATACCTTACAAGGTTAGACAAAAAAACATAAAATTAAACCATGAAGCAATTGTTGATGTAGGTAGAAATGGGTCAGATGTCGCTATTAGTTTAGACTGCCTTGATTTTGCTTTAGATAGCAAAAACGGGAAAGTTAAAAATAAAATAGCTGTCTGGGATTATGTAAACTTTTCCTGTGATTCAATTGCAGGATTGGAGAAAAAGATGTTAAACGATAAAGAAGAACAAAAACAAGAAGAAGTCGTTAAAGTCAAAATTTTAGCTGAAGAAAATGAAGGCGAAAAAACTGGCGATACTGAACTTAATACAAGTAAAACAATAGAAGAAAAATTAGATAAGGCAATAGATCTTTTGTTAAAAATTGTTTCTATGGAAAAACAAGAAGCAACATTAGATGCCGACGAAATTGTAGTAAAAGACGAAGACATGAAGGAAGAAGAAAAGCAAATGGAAAAAGCAGAAAAAGAAATTTCTAAAGATACATCTGAAGAAATGACAAAGTCAAAAGATAGTGGGGCTTACAAAGCTATGGACTCTGCTGAATTAAAAAATCTTGTTGATAAGCAAGTAGGCGAAGCAATCATGAAAAGCAAACAAGATTTTACAAAAAAAGAATCTTTTGCTAAAAGATTAGAACAGCATATTGGATATTTTGCAACAGACTCAATGAGCTTTTCAGACGTCCTCAGCAAAGGTATTAAAGAATTAAAAATTAAGAACGTCCCTAAGGGCGGTGAAGAAATAGCATTAGATGCTTATTTACAAGCAATGCCAGCTCGTTCTTTAGAAAGTGCTGCTACTGCTATGGATTCTGCAATTTCTAATAAATATCAAACAGAAATAGATTCTATATTCGGAGGCAAATAATATGAGTTTTCAAGGTCAATTAAATGTAAATACTTTCCAGCCTACTGCTTTTCCTGGCAGTAAATTTTCAACAGCGCCAATGACTGCTTATAGTTATTTACTTTGGTCAATAAATTTAGCAGGAGACGCAGTTGATAATGTTATTGGTTCAACAGGGTATACTAATGTAAATAATAAAAATGGAACGGTACAAGCTGGAAACCCAAATTACGCAACAAAATCTGATCCTTTTGCTGGTATTTTGGTAAATAAAGATGATCATGTTTCTTTTGGTACAGCTTTTAACCCATTAGCACCAACAATGAAATTACCAAACGGATCTACGGCTACTTTAGCTACACAGGGAGATGTTGCAATTACTATATCAAATGACAAAGCAAATATCGGAGATTTAATAGTAATGGACAATCTTACTGGGGCATTATCTTCTATCCCTAGGTTTACAGCACCATCTGCAACTCAAACGGCTTGTAATGCTGAGATTAAATATTTTAACAATCAAACAGCAGCTGGGCCAACAGAATGTATCATTAATATTAATAATACTGTTGCTGCTTATTATGTTCCTGCTGTAACAAAATTAGCAGATGATTCAAATAAAAAAACAATAACAAAATTAGCAGATGATTCAAATAAAAAAACAATAACAAAATTAGCAGATGATTCAAATAAAAAAACAATAAAATAAAATATTATATAGATAACCTAAAAATAACAATAAAGAGGTATTAAATGAACCAACAACAAACAGGAATAATTTACGATCCAGTACCAAAAAGTTTTATCTCTGCAAAAAAAGCATCAGAATTGATTTCTTTGGAAAGTGCACCAAAATTAAATTGTTTTGATTTTGCAAGCGCAACCGATTCTGCTGATTTTTCAGAAAAATTAAACGCACAAAAGAAATTAGGCTATCACATCAACGAAAGAGCTTATTCTGCATTAAAGCCTGGCGTTAACTTTTACGCACAAGATGTTGCCCCTACAAATGGGTTTATTCAAGCGCCTAATACTATTCCTAGTATTGGTGTGCCCGTACAATTTACGCAATTTTGGGATCCTGGTTTCATCCTTAATATTACTAAAGCTAGAAAAGGTGATGCTTTAGTAGGTCGTTCTGTTGTTGGCGATCAATGGGATAACCAAGTGGTCTTAACTCAATTAGAAGTATCTGGTTCTCCTGCACCGTACCAAGATTATTCTAACTACAACTTGACTGGCCAAAACTTAAATTTTGGTTATATGTCTATTGTCCGTTTTGCGTTAGGTTTACAATCATTTTTGCAAGAAGAAGAAACATATGCAAAAATGAAGCAAAATGTAACTGCAAATAAACGTCTTGGCGTTATGCGTGGCTTGGCAATTCTTCGTAACCAAATTTGTTTTTATGGTTATAATAATGGCCTTAATACAACAACAGGAATATTAAACGATCCTAGTTTACCAGCTCCTGTAACTCTTGCTCCCGGCGTTTCTGGATACTCAAACTGGAATAATAAAACTTTTATTGAAATAATTAACGATATTATATTCTTAACTTCTACTTTATTAGTTCAATCCGGTAGTAATATTGATCCGAATAAAGATGAAATAATTCTTGCTATTCCTTCATCTTTCAAGCAAGCTTTGGATCGCCCAGCAGAGCAACCCGGAATTGGTATTAGTGTTAATGAATGGATTAACAAAACTTATAAAAATTGCCGTGTTGAATATTCGCCGGAATTTACAGATGGTATTTCTGGTTTAAATGCTGTATATTGCTACGCTGATCACATTAAAGATGATGGTTCAACAGATGGCGGTAAAACATGGCTTCAAGCTGTCCCTTCTGAATTTTTTACTATCGGTGTAAAACCTGAAATTAATGGTTTTATTGAGTTAAATGGTATGGCTACAGCAGGTACTAAAGCAAAACGTCCTATGTTAATTGTTGTTGCAACAGCTGATAATGGACCTGGCTTTAGTAATTCTAAAGGTACACAAGCGTCTACTGATAAAAAACAAAATTTATCAATATTAGATGCAGCTTAAAAATATTTGCCTAGCTATAATATACTATAGCTAGGCAATATAAAAATGAGGGATAAAAATGAGCGAAAAAATACATGTATACTCAACAGCAACCCATTCTTTTTTAGTTTGTGTTTATGATCAGTTACCATTAATAACGGAAGCTGGATCTATAAAACAAAACCCTAGGTTTAATCAATTGGCTGTAAAGAAAAGAATTAAAATAAATGGCGGCGCAAATGTTGCAATGCGTGATAATAACGGCGTTAATACTCGAAATATTGTAGAAACTGTTTTGTCAAGAGAAGATTTTGATCTAGCAAAAAAAGACAGCACATTTAGACAATTATTTGCTAACGGCTTAATCACTTTTTCAAAAAGCGGAGAAAAAAAAGAAAAAGTTTTAAAAGATTTAGTTGAAAGAGATGAGTTTTCGCCTATTACACCAAAAAGATTAAAAAAAATTAACCAAACAAAAGGAGCTTCAATTATTGATACAGAAAAAGCGCCTGTACCATTGGAGTTAACAAACGAAGTAATTAGAAACTATAAATAATATGTCTTATGCAAGTGTTTTTACATTTGATTATGAAGCTTTTATTTCTCTCTTCCCTGAATTCAACAACCCTGTAACTTTCCCAGAATTAAGATTACAGGGTAATTGGGATCAGGCGACTTGTTATTGCTCAAATATAAATTTTGGCCGATTAAATAATTCAAGCAGGCTGCTAGCCCTTCAATACATTACTGCCCATATTACGCAATATTTTTATAATACAACAAAAGGCAAAAGAAGCCTTCCAATCACGCAATCTACAGTAGACAAAATTGCTGTCTCATTATTAGCCCCTCCTGTAAGTAATTCTTGGCAATTTTTTATGAGCTCAACACCTTATGGACAAGCTTATTTGGCCTTACTACAGTCAGCTTCTGCTGGAGGCTTTGTAGTAAACGGGGTTCCGAATGGTTTAGCTATACGTGGCTTTAATGGTAACTATTCATAATGCAAAAATCAGGCTCTGGTTTTGATGATATTATAAAAAAAGCAAAAGATTTGCAGAAGCTTAAAATAGAAGTAGGTTGGCTTGACGGGTTAAGATACCCAGAAAAACAAGAGAATATAAATAACAATAAAAATAATAAATCAAAGTTGTTATCTAAAAAGGAATCTTCTACAGTAGCTAGTATTGCTATCATACAAGAATACGGAAACCCAAAACAGGGGATTCCTTCTAGATCTTTTATTCGATCTTCTATAAAAGAAAATAGACAAGATATTGCAAAATTATTTTCTTCTGGTTTAAAAGCTGTATTAAAAGGAAAAGAAACTATAGAAAATGTCTATGAAGGGGTAGGGCTTAGAGCTTCAAAATTAATAAGCAAAAAAATAACGCAAATACAAGAGCCCCCTTTAAAAGAGGCAACAGTAAAAGCAAGAGCTAGAAAATTAAGCAATAAAAAAATAACAGCGTCGTTAAGAAAACCTCTTGTTGATTCTGGTTTTATGTTAAACTCTCTAACGCATGTTGTTTCTAAAAAATAAGAATTTGGGGCTTGTATAATAATAATTATAAACAATGCAGCCCCACCTAATTGAGATATAAATATGTTTATGACATACGGGTCTAATAACTATGATTTAGCAATGCAAGTTTTAGGCGATACAGAGGTTTTATGGTTTAAGTTTATAAGTAGAACAAATAATGATGTGATGCAGGAAATTTCACAATATGATGATCCTACTACTATAAACGGGAGTTTACAGCCAGTTAATAGAAATCTTTATGAGCAGTATGGTTTTGATCAAAAAAAAATACTTTATATTTTTTATATAAATGAAGAATTAACAGACGTTCAAAGAAATAGTGCAGGAGACAAACTTGTATTTGGCAATCAAGTTTTACAATGTGAATCATCTGTTCCTGATATTTTTAAAATGGATGGGTGGGTAGGTATGCTTTGTTCTGTGTTTAAAATTAATGCGGACAAAGGTTTTAAGTTAAAACTAGAAGAATATCAAGAAAAAATATTAAAACAAACTAAAGAAAAATTGAATACTGCTTGGAATAGGCAGCTACAAAAAAAATGAAAATAAAAAATATAGACGCATCAAATATATCTGATAACGATATATTTAGTTTATTAAAAATAATACTTAACGAAGGCCTATCCCTAATGGGTTATTCTAATTTTCAAACTTGGCAATCTTATCAACCAACAAGACAGGGCTTGCCGGATGATCCTTCAACTATAATTTTTGTTCAAAAGATACCTGGTGATCACCCTTATGGAATGCCAGAAAAAAGTGACAAATGGGATCCTGATCAACAAAAAATGTTTCATTCAGAAAAACAAAAATATCAGTCTACATTTCAGATATCTGGACTGCAAATTCAGGATCCTTCTGAAATTTTATTTACTGCCTCTGATTTAGTTAATTCTGCAAAAATGCTAATGTATAGTGATAGAACAATATATAAATTATATGATAATGGAATTAGTATTTTAAAGCCAGGTGACGTTCAAAATATACCTTTTTTAGATGATAAAGATAGGAATGAATTCAACGCTTTATTTACATTTGATCTAACTTACAACAGAACATTAAAATATGAAATACCTATTATTTCTGGAATACAACAAGGGGTTTACGGGTTTTAATCTAGATTAAATAATTTAAATTGAAAAATCTCATGCTTAATCATACCTTGCACCCTCTCCATTGCAAAAATACGACCCTCTAATTCCTGCTTGTTTTTTTTCATTATTTATGCTTGAAAGCTCTAATGACTGTATTTTATTATAGGTAGCCTTATATCGATATAATTCAAACTCTATTTTTTCTAGTAAATTCTCAAGATTTTTCATTTTATTAAACCTATTTTGTTCGTTTCAAAGGCTTGCTACAATCAAAGCCATTCCATTCGATTGATTTGATTTCTTTTTTTGTCAAAAATTTAACATTCCCTGGAAATACAGAAGCCTGATTTAGATACCAAAAGCCATTTTTATAAATAGGTTCTATTTTACATAACGTTCCACTTTCCCCAGGAGAGCAAGATGTAAAATAATTAAACTCGGTCGAATCCAAAAACTGCTGAGGGGTTAGTTTTTTAGTCATTATTTTAAGCCTAACGTTCCCAATAACGATTCTCTTTTTGGGCAGCCATCCCGAGGTATTTTCATGCTGAAAACCGAACCATTGTCTGTTTTAATAAAAAACTCGCCATTATTTTTACAGCCTATAAAAGCAGTTTTTATTTCTCCATCGGCCTCTGGCGTATTTTTCACATGATGATTTCCCATAAAAACTAACTGACCAACATTATTAAAACAAAATTCTTCGGTTTTATCGCATTGACGTGTTTTTGCTTCTTCTTGTGCGGGTATAGTAATCTGGAAATCATTCTCGTTTTTTTCTATTTGGATGTTCTTAACTTCGATAGAAGGTTCTATGATACGCTCTCTTTTTTCTTTAATCTGAGCGTCAACCCAAGGCATTTTTTCTCTATATTCGCTTTTAGCTGTCAATATTAAAACTTTCTTCCCGTTTGGATAAAGCGCATAAACATCATGTTTAGAGTCAAATACAAAATCACATTCTTCTTTTTTGCATATGTACTCTTCACTTATATATTTAGGATTGGGTGTGCAGTTATAAAGGCCGCCATTTTTTGCGAAAACTTTTCCGTCCTCTTCTGCTTGCTCTTCCATACAATATTTTTGTCCGTTATCCCACGGTATATAGTTAACTCTTGATCCGTCGTTTAGGGTGAATAGTTTGTATTCTTCTACTTGTGCTGCGACAGAAAAGGCTAATGTAATACTTAATACCGACAATGCTAATTTTTTCATGCTATTTTTTCTCTTTTTTGGTTAATTCTTGATTTTAAATATTTAACTGATTCATCAGTTAATTTGACTAATTCAGTATATCCATATTCACGCTCTCCGCATTTAGCGCATCTCATTACGTCATGAACAGTTCCCTGCACGCATGCAAATTTAATATCTACGAGATGGAATTCATGCTGGCAATTTTCAGGTTTATTTTGGTATACATGATAAGGATCTTCCAGAAAACATAGGCTTGGAATTGAGTTCTGATTATTCATTGTTCTAAACTCCAAAACCTGGCTCTTTTATATAACACCAATGTGTTACAGACTCAAAAAAATATTGATTACCTTTTATTGAATAGGAATAAAAACCATCTTTTTTATTGACAAAAACAGTGGTTAAATATTCTTCGGTTTTATGCGAATATCCAAGACAACCGGCATGAAAACTTCTAATTAAACACAGAGAGTCATTTTTTGGTTTTTGTTTTTTAAAGTCAATCCATTTCATTTAAAACCTCACTATTTATTCTAACAAAAATAAGCTGTTTTGTTTGGGTTGTAGCACGCAACAAATTTAAAAGCTGCGTCCTGTTCCCATCCAAAGTTTTTAATTAATGCATCTTTTGCGCTTTGCAACCAGTATGCTACAGAACAGTTAGCATAGCATTCTTCATGTATTTTATTCATTGCTCTTATTAAGCCTCTTTGTGTTTTATAAGACAAAGGCGATTGAGGTAACCTATTCATTAAATGTTCTCTTTATTAAAAATTTTTGCTTAATAATACTTTATTTTTTATAAATAATAAAGCTTTATCTAAACCACCACTGATCGCAAAAATCTTCTACTTCTTCAACCCAAAAAGTACTGTCGTTTTTGTTTTTCCATAATTTCTTGTTTCTTTCTTTATTCATTCCTAGAAATTCAAAATTTTTATAATCTGAAAAATGTTTATTGATAATAGTCTCATAGTATTCATATAAAACACCTTCATAAAAAGTACTATTTAATTCTTTTAATGCTAGTTTAGACTTTCTCATTTTGCAACCTCTTTTATTATCTTTACTAGCTTGATTTATTTAGTTATTTTAATAAGCTATTTAAAAACCTAATTTAATCTTTATTTAATAATATTTTTTCTATTTCATCCAAAGCTTTAATTTTTAAATCATATCTGCCAGATTTTACAATTGGTTCAAGCTCATTTATGCTTTTTAATTGATCTAGTGTATACATAATTTTACATTTTTTGTTTTATTAATTTTATTAAAATTAAAATTTAACTTTCTAATTTGAAAATCAAATTAAATTTCCACCCATAAATCTTATATTATTGCAAGATAAGTTGTAAGCAGATTCTAAAATCTCAACACCTATTGAATCTATTCCCAAAGTTTGAGCTGCCATTGATGTAGTTCCAGAACCAAGAAAAGGATCAACAACAGAATTAACTTCAAACGATCCAAGAATATCTGTTACCGCATTCAAATTTTTAGCCCAGTGATATTCTTTTAATCGATCAGCAGGTGCATTTAGAATTGTTGGCCAATATCCGTTATCTTTAAAGCAATCCGACCGCATTCTAAGC